TTTTGCGGCAGCACCAGAGAACAGACCACCACGATTTGCAGCCGATTGTTGCACCGCATCGGTTGAGCGGTTTATGATTGCTTCAATATCAGGATTTAATTCTTCCTGTGTAGCCTGGTGCATATCAAAGTCAAAATTACCAGCTTCACCTACATTGTACTTAGAGAAATCAGTATTTTTCAGCTTACCGAAATAGTCGCTTGCGTTCTGTACAAATGTCCCTGTGAGAGGGTCATAGGTTTGATTAATCTCACCAGTGCGATTTCCCTCAGTATTCCGAATCTCACCCTGTATTGCTTTCTGTTGCGCAATGTACTCTTTGAGTTGCTTCCGCTTATTTGATGCGTCCATTGCAGCGGATGCGCCGCCAGATAACGCACCTATTACCGCAACACCTGCTGCGAGTGGTAATGCCATTTAAATATCTTCCTTGGTATTCTTGACCATCGTAAGCTCTACAATAGTTCTACCGTTAAGATTTGAGAGAGTAAGCGTCGTTGCCTTATCCAAATAGTATAGCACCTCAACAGGTGTGCCAGTACCGCACTTTAGAACGCGAACAACGGTATCTTGTGCGGTAAACGGTAGGCTGATTGTGCATGATCCAGCACCAATAAATGATAGCCTGGCGTCCCAAAACATTTGATACTTTGACCAGTAGCCTTTTGATTCGTCACCAAGTCCACCGTCCCAATCACCTGTTCCATTTGCGCCACGGGTTGCGTTAACAAGAGACTGCAAAGTCTCCGACACCTCTTTTTCATTGGCTGGTTTAGCGTTGCTGTCTGTGATGACCGTTACACGGCTATTGTTATTGCTATTTCGTGCTTTAAGCATTATGTCCTCGCGCATGGTTCAAAGTCCAGGCGGGCTTGGTAAATTGTAAACGGTATAGGGTCAGAAATAGTAAAGCGCAGCACAATGCTACGACCAATTCCAAGTGAATTCCAGCGGACTACCTTACGATAGTTACCCTGCTTGCCCAAGGATTTATCCTTTACATTCCCATATGTTGATCCACCATCTTTTGACACCTCTAGCAGGATCTTCGGATCAAAACCAAGCCCCTCAAGTAGCGGGGTGTATCCGACAAGGCCATCAATGGTAATCTGTCGCATTTGGATGTTATTTAGTTCGGCTGCATAGACTGGAGAAATGCGCTGCCGCACAATCTGGTTTCCATTGTACTCAGTAAACTTATGGTCGTCAAGATACGCCAAGGCAGAACCGTCAATGGTTCCTACATAGATGTGATTGTTGGCATATACCCCGTATTGATATGGATACACCTTCCAAGCGGCTGACTGTAGGTCACGGGCTAGACGCTCATGCCATTGTTTGCCAGATGCATCATAGACAAAGGTACGGCTTGAGTATGGAAATGATAGCACATAGAAGGTGTTGCCTTTGCTTGCGTATGCCCATCCAATCGCCTGCTCTCGCTCGCTGCATGAAACTATTTGTGTCTCGATACCCATATTGGATACGCGCATTGCGGTATTGCCTGACCCCATCCATACGGCATCGACACCAACATCTGAGGCTCCAAGCCAGAACACCATATCGTTAACCGTTGCAAGAGACTTGGGGGCTTTAATGCCAATCTGTGACGCGGAGCCACCGACAAAACAAAACGGGTCGTCCTGGTTGTCTGAAGTGCGCCAAATCTCATAGGAGCGATTACCGTATAACCACAGCGCGCCATTAACAGAACGCAGGGCTAGAATTGGATCGGAGGATTGCTCTGCGCTGTAGAAGTCCAGTCCTCCAATGACATCAAACTCAGTGAGCCCAAGTTTTGAGAACGCCCATGTATTTCCGAAGCGGTTGTTTACAATGAGTCTTTGCCCGAGAAATGCTATGTGGGTTGGCTTGATCTTTTCGGTAGTCGATCCAGGAACATACGGTAGCTCAACCGTAACCCACTCCCCTTCGCCATCATTAGAGGCTAGAGGGTATTTGTACATCTGCTCACCATCGACAAGGCAAAAGTCAAAGCCGTTATCAATCATGCCCACAGGTTCGCCATTGTCGGATACCGTCCCAATCTGGTAAGGCATATCAAAATTGGCATCGAAACGCCATACCGTATTTCCCCATACTCCATACAAACGAGGGCGGAAATCTGGAGCTGATCCAGAGCTTGAGCAATACAATCCCCTACAAATGTCCGTTGACTCTGCGCTCATGGTGCGGACAATGGAAGCCCCTGGCGTTGGTATTAGCGCGGTCTGCGACTTTGTAAACCTATCCTCATCACCATATTGCTCTGGATAGAAATTGATTGTCCGTTGAGGAGATAGGGACACCTCATCAAGCTGATAACTCTGCCCTACTAAGTCAACCATGCCCATGGCTACACCATCCCAATGGCGTTATAGACATATGCGTTATTGTTGAATCCACCAAGATCCAGAACGGGCAATTGATTGCGCGAATTGTTTGCGGTAACCCGTGAAATCGCCGTCTTATAAAGGATGTCAACATTTGCAAGCGTTTCATTTGGCATCTGTTTTAGCACACAAAGCTCTCTGGATAATCCAGTAACAAGCACGGAATTGTACTCAGGAGGAATCGCCAAAGTGTCATTAATTGTCACAGTTGGAATCGAAGCGTTATAAACGATCGAGATAGTTGATCCCGCTTGAGGCTTGCAGTCAAAGTATAGGTCCACAAGAGGATAGAGTGGATTTACTGCAAAGTAAGCTGGTGATCCAATGGCATTTACCGATGATTGCCTCAATAGCAAATCAGGCAAATCCAACTGCTGAATATTCAAAGGAGATGATGTGTTTTGATACTGGAATAGTATTCGATTGATAAAGCACGGCCTTTCCTCGACAATATCAGCAGTAGAGGGGTTATTGACCCCCATGGTGTACTTTAGCTTTGGATTGGCAATTTGATACGATACAACCTTTCGGGAGTATGGAAAAAGCTGGTCTACATTGAGTTGCGCTAAAATCTCATTGAGTTTGATGATTGCAAGGGCGGAATCCGTGCCGTCAAGCACTTCATCGGCTGCGATGATGCCAGGCAATTGCGCAGCCTGATTGATTATATCTCTAATAATTGCTGACATAGTTACCTCTCGGATAGTATAGCACCCCGCCAAAATGAAAAAGGGCTAGAGCACTCAAGCCCTAACCCTTTCACCGTTAGCTAATCACTTAGCCCATTTTAACATCAACACGGGATACCCAGTTGGAGCGAGCCAACTTGAAGCCCATGAGCACATCCCAACGTAATATATCAATGCCCTTGAGGCCATCGGATGTGACCTGCAAAAGGGAATTCATGATCTTTCCGCTTGCGCCCTTCTTTTCGGAGACTGCAAGTCCCTTCAATTTTGCGGATGCAGTGATGAAGGCCTGCTTGTCCCAGAACAGAACGGACTGGTAGACCGTGGAGGCGGCGTGCAAGGATGTGAGCGCCTTTGCCACTGGAGTGACGGTAACATTCTTGTTTGGCCCTGCAGTCCACCAGATCGGCTTTACGGAGATCGTAGCAGAGTTAGCGGCTGCGGCAACGTCAGCAAGCACAATCACGGCATACGACTTGCCCGCGTCGTTTCCATAGATGTCCACAGAGTTGACACTAGCCATGTTCAGAACCTGGCCCTTAACGAGCGTACCAGAAAGAGCGGTTCCACTGATGGTCATAGTTGCGGCACCTTCGGTATAGGCTGAGCAAGTTACGGTCGTGATGGTCTGTGCGCCAATGGTCAACACATCGGACATATCAGGTGTTTCGAAGCACCTGGCACCACGGAAAGTACCGAGCTTGCCATTCACAAACGAATCCTTCAAATCAGCCTGGAAGAAGTTGATACCCGAGTTTTGTACCGCAGTTGCAAGGTCTGGAGACATTACACCGAACTTTTCACCAGAGGAACGAGCGCTGTTAAGCGCTGCAATGCCCTTGGAAATATCGGTATAGGTCACGGCACCTGCACCAGTTCCAATCACGGATACATTGTCAGCATTGAGCTTGAGCTCATTTACTGCAACTTTCTGAATATCGCTTGCGAACTTGGCACCGTATGGCCCTGCAATCTGTCCAGCAAAGTCGGATACCTTGAGGGCTTGCTCGACCATGTCAAGAGTGATTCCATCTGAATATTGAATCAGTGTTACGGATACCTTGGTGTTCTTCACATCGGAGATGCGACTAGAGATGTCAGCACCTGTACCAGTGTTGCCATAGGAAGGAATAAGCACATCAATTGATGTACCATTTCCAGCGACAAAGTTCTTGTCGAATTGGGTGTTTCCATTCGCGAGAATGGGAAGATTGGATTCGATTTCTGCAACAAACGGTACAGCCATCGAGCTAGTAAGAATGCTATTACTCATTGTGTTCCCTCATTTTTTAACGTGGTTATTTTCCACCAAATTTTTTCTTCATATACTTCGAGTATGCGACATCTTCTGTCTCATCCTCTGGTAGGACATTTGAGTTGCCAGCGCCAATAGTCCCCGTTGGTGCTGGTGCCTTGGTTACGGCTGGCTTTGCCGCTTGTGGGACTGCCTTTGCATTCATTACCGCTTCAATTTCGGACTCTAACCTACCGAGAAGCTTTGCTCTTATGATTGGCTTAGAAGAAGCAATTTGATCTACAATGTCTGGTCTAAGCAAGAGAACCTGCATCATCCTTGGACTCACATCGGAGCCTTCTAGATAATCGTGAATATCTTGATGCCATCCATTGATATTACTTGCATTCTTCTGGATTTCAGTTGCTAACTCTGCGCGTCCTTCTGGATCGCCTTCAAAGTTATTCTCGACTTTACCCTGCCAATTAATCGCAAATGCTTCTTCTTCGGCTGAGGTCTTAGCTGCGACAAGATCCTTCTCTTTCTCAGTGATAAGTTTTGAACTTATGCGCTGGTCATCGATTTTATCTTGGTGCGCTTCAAACTCTTCATCCGTTGCGAAGTTTTCACGCTTGTATCTAGGCAATTCCTTTTCCTGCGCCTTCACCTTTTGTAAATCTGCAAGTTGCGCTTCGAGCGTGCGGATCTTTACGGTCTGCTTGTCGATACGCTTCTGCCAATTAGGCTTATGCACGGGCTTTTCTGTAGTTGACGATTCTACAGGGGTCTTATCGTCTACAGGCTTTTCTACAGTCTCAACAGGTACTTTGACTTCTGGGGTTCCCGCCTCAGTAGTCGTTTCATTATTGATCTCGTAGTAGTCTGCGTATTTATCTTCGCTTTTGGGAGGGAGTGGAAGATCTTTACTCTCGATTGCTGTCTGTTCAGTTGTCATTTTATTGACCTTATTACGCGCTCAAAGCCCGCGTCTAGCTATGTTATCAAATAGTATAGTACCGATATTGATACGATACTATTTGAAGGTTAATCATGCGTCAAACAGGTTATTGCGTTGCCCGCCAATAGAGGCTCTTGGTGGGGTTGCGCCATTAACTAGGATCACCTTTGGTTGTGCTGAAATTGCTTTATCTACTTCCTCGGATGCTTTG